TTCTTCACGAACTGCGGGAACTTGGGGGTGATCTCCTGACCTATCATCTTGGAGGCCTTCTCCACAGCAGCCAGGTAGGTCTCGGCATCTCGAGATCTGGAGGCCTCATGCAGCAGCTCTCTGGCTTTGTCGATGTTCTTGATCTTGTCGGCCTGGGGCTTGAAAATGATGACGCGACGGCCCTCGACTTCGATGGTCTCGGTCTGGTCTCTGGTGAAGGATTGCCAGTTCATGCCAGTGATGCGGGATAAGAATTCAACAGGAGTCCCAGGTCCGAGGTGAGTCGGGATCATCACTCCGATGTCCTTGTCGATTCCCATCTTCTCGAGCTGCTCATCGTTGATGGCTATGCCGACCATCGTGGCATTGCGATATCGTCTGATGTACGGACGGACCAGATCGATGGGCAGTCCAATATGGGGGTGCATCCCGACGGAGATGTTGAACTTGAAGCCAACATCGCCGAAGATCTCAAGGATGTTCAGGCTCTTCGAGTAGAACCCAATTGTCATGCCCTGCTCGCCAAGATCTATGCCGAGCGCGATCAGTGATGCGATATCGGAGGCCGTGAAGTCTCCGGTCCCATAGGCCCGCAGGATCCCGCCATTTTCCCTGATGTCTTTGAGATGTGCCTCGTTGTCGCCAGGGTGGTAGAGCTTCTGGCCGAGAGAGAGAGGCTTCGCAGAGTAGCCGATGAGCTGCTTCTCGGTAGTGTAGCACTGGAGACACGGGGTTTCGATCCCAAGAGCCACGCCGACAGCGAGCAGTTTCCTGGCCGCTGCCGTCTTGATAGCTGCCAGTTCCTCTGGGGACACTTTTCCACGGAAGGCATCATCCAAGAAATCGCGCAACAGCAGCATTCTGATCGTGAAGGCCAACCCCTTGGGGCAGTTATTCGTGGGCGTGAAGGTCGGGCCGTAGTCAACATTGGGCCTGATTGACGACCCCGCTATGATCGGGAAGATCTCTGGGTTGGATGCCATGGTGTCGCGCATCCATTGCTCCACGGATCTTACGACCAGGATGTCGGACTTCACAGGAGATGGGATCTTGCCGGCCCCGCGAGACTGAGGAATCACCGGGGATATTTTCTTGACCGACTTGGAGACATCCTTCGAGACATCGTAGGTTGTTTTCAAGATCTCTGGCCCCGTCTTCTGCAGCATGACTGTCTGCCCGCCAAGATCAAGGGATTCCCCCAGTTTGTTGATGGCATCGATCCACTTGGGATCCGGATCCTTGCCAGTGAGCAACGCCATGCGCTGAATGAACCTGGACAGTGACCTATAAACCATCTTGCGGCCGGCCTCCGCTCCCTGCATGGCCTTGTCGATCCATTCCAGAACTGGCTTATGGATACCAAGCTGGTCCTGCGCTACAGCGTCCATGGCCTGCTCTTGGGTCATGCCCTCCGCTGTCTTGGCGGCAAGCATCTTCCTGACTTCTTCGACTATTTTTACTGTACTTGGAGATGCTCCAAAAAGGGTATTGACATTTCGGACATTAGCCCTTATACTATCAGGGTATGAAGCCAAGCTTCGCGGATGAACTGAAAGCTCTCCTTGCTCAGAAAGGATTCGAGGCTCTCCCTTTAGAGGAGCAGGACCGGCAGCTGGACGCTCTGCTGCTGGCTCGATACCAGGGGCTGAAGGCCTCCGCAGCTCTTCGGTCCTCCCAGCGGCTACCCGAGGTTCCCGCTTCAGGGACTCGGCCACAGGGATCCTCTCCCTCTGAGCCGTCCTGACGGCCATCGCCGCAGCCAGAGTCGCATCCCGCTTGACGAGCTGCTTGTATTCCGCGCTGGTCATCCCCTCGGGCTTCGGGATTGCTGACCGCGCCTCGGTGAAGTGCTGCAGCGCCAGCTGGAAGCCGGCCTCCAGATCCGCGCTCTCCTTCAGCTCTGGCTCCAGCTCCTTGACCGCAGCCTCGGCCTCTACGCCAGCCTGGGCCAGGTATTCCTGCTTCTCCTGCTCTGCCTCGTTGAAAGTCTTGTCGTTTGGTCCGTTGCCGAGCTTAATGTCGGCAGAGAGCTTCTGGTAGAGGCCCATGTCGATGAGCTGAGTCATCTGGGCGATCGGTATCTTGATCGGCTCTCCGTTCTCAAGGGACATCAGGTATGAGTCTACGGCCCCCAGCTTCTCCATGGTCTCCGAGACATCGATCCTGCTCTCCTGCAGCAGGGCCTCCATGGCCTTCCTGGTCACATAGACATCTGAGACGGGCCCGTTCTTGGTGGCCTTCTCTACGAAGGCGCGATACTCGGCCGACAGGCGCTGCCGCACTTTCGAGGCCTCTGCAGTCTGGCCGAGCGCCTCGTAGAAATCCTTGGTCATCTGCGCCTGGCGAGAGGATTCGGCAATGATCTCAGACTGAATCCTTCTTGACTTAGCGCTCTGCAGTCCGATGGTAAGTGAGGCTGGCCCGCCGGCCACGAATCCAGCTGCTCCACCATAGATCGCAGCGTCTGCGACATCCTTGAAGAAGGCATCGTAGCCGCGCCACGGCGCGATCCCCATCATGGTGTCGGTCATGCTGGAGAGGGCCTGGTTGCCGGCCTCTTCCACGGCCTCCTGGCTGAAGTTGGCCGCGAAGGCCTTGGCCACATTCTTCACGATCTGTCTGGCCGTGTCCTTGCCGAAGGATTCGGCAAGAGCCCGCGACCATTTCGTGATGGCATTGATGGAGATCTTCTCGGAGAGTGCCTCGTAGGATCCCGTCAGGTATGCATTGACCAAAGCATTTGGCTGCTTGACTCCAGCCTCCGTGCTGCGCTGGTATTTGGCCGCAGCAGACTGCAGGCCCATGAAGGCGAGGTAGGAATTCTGGATGATGGTCGCAGATCCACCGGAAGCGTAGGCCGTGGCGATCGACATCCCAAGGTTGGGAGCGTTGGCCAGCACATTGTGGATCAGCGCATTCGGCAGCTCGGAAAACTTCGCCTTCCCCACCAGCTCGACCGGAGACTTCTTGGCCTCCTCAGTCTCAGAGATCTTCATCTGGTCCTGCCAGTACTTGACGGCATCTTTCCCTACTGGGATGCCAAGGAACTGGGGGACGCTAGCCAGGCTCATGTTGAACGAGGAGAGGCCGAAGTTCAGGGCCCTGTAGTAGCCCTCTAGCATCGAGTATTTCTGCAGCTGCTCCTCGTGCTTGGTGATGTTGTCGATGTCGTCGTGGGAAGCGGCCATCACCCTGCGATCCATCAGCAGGCTGCTGGAGTTCGGGTAGCGCTGCATGATGTCGGCGAAATATTGGGAGGTCGGCCGGCGAGCATTCATCTCCGAGACGGGAAGGTTATTGGAGACGAAGTCATCTGGCTGGCCAGTCTTGTTGGCCACGCCTATGATCTTCGCTGCCTGTGCAGCGTCACCCTTGGCCGAGTCCAGGTAGGATTGCTCGAGAGGGGAGATGCCCCTGTCGGCGTATATCTTGTCGATCTCCGCTTCTACTTCGGGAGCGGAGCCGAGGAAATTATCTGCCAATGCTCACACCCACTGGAGAGTCGAGGAGAGCCTTGATCTCGACGGGGCTCGGCTGGATCCCCCTGCGGCTCTTGATCAAAGTCTCCGCAGCCCTGACCCTGGCCGGCCCATAGAGAGGATCTGCCTCGAGCTTGGCCATGGCGGCATCTTTGGCGACACGCTGCTCATAGCTGGCCTCGAAGCCATACTGCTTGCTGAACCATGTCCCAGGCTTCGGCATCTTCTCCAGAGACTTGTTCGCGGTGTCCAGCATCATGGTCGGGCTCATTCCGATGACGCTGTGCTTCATCTCGAGCAGGAAGGCATCCGAGGCCTTCACCCAGTCGTCGCTGCCAGGCATCTTGATCTGGTCGTCCCCGAGCTTTGACTTGGCCATGATCTGGATCTGCTCCCAGGCCAGCTTCTGCCGACTGTCCATCTTCGTCAAGGCATCGTCGTAGTAGGATTCATCCCTGGCGTAGAGCTTCTGGAGATTCGTCAGCCGGCCCAGAGCCTCGGTGTCCGTGATCCCCCTGGAATATCCCTGGACCTGGAAGAGCTGGTGCTTGGCCTGCTCGAAAGGAACTCCGCGCTGCTGCAGCTCAACTGACCGCTCGAAGAAGGACTTGTCGTCAGCCTCCTTCCTGGCCGTGTTCTGGGCATCTGAGATCCTGGCGTGGCTCATGGTCGAAGCGATGGCCATGTCGGTCTGGATCGCATCAAGACCCATCTTCTTCGCTTCTGAGTTCGTATGCTCCACAGCCTTCGGGAGATCTACCATTCCGTCTTCTTGGCGATTGGCAGGATTTGACACCGAAGCCATGGCCATGCTGCTCACCTTGAATTCGAGCGCGGCCCTGCTGACCTTGGTCTGCAGCTGGTCGGTATCGACGATCTGATCGCGATGCTCTTTAAAATACTTCTCGGCGACCAGTGGACTATTGTCTGCCAGCATCGCCTCCACTACTGAGGAATGGATGTTGCTGGTGGACTTGGCCATGAGGTTCTTGGTGACGGCCTCATCCAGGCCGGCGTTGACGCTGAGAGCAGCGATGGCAGCGTTGGCGTTCTCGATCTCGCTGTCGATTCTGCCGATCTCGTAGCGGCCGGCCACGGCCAACTGCCTGGCAGATTCGGCCTTGGCGTTCCCCACATCGACGGCCCAGGCCCGTCTCTCGACTGCCATGTGCTGCTGCAGCGCCCGATCGATGGAGAGCCTGCGCTTCTCGGCTATGATCTTGAACGAGTCTGCCTGGATCTTGTTGGCCGCTCCGGAGACCAATTTCTCAGTCCCCTTTCTGTATGCCTCCATCGTGGAATCGTAGGTGGCCATGGCGTTCTTGCCCTTCGTGTTCATAGCACCGTGTTCGGGGTGATAGAGCAGATCCGTCTCGAGCTGTGCGACCTTGTTGTCGAAATCGACGGCAGCGACATCGTTGGCCTTGCGGGCCTCCTCGATGAAGATGCCTGCCACTGCATCTCCGAGACCGCGCATGGCCTCGCCCTGTCTGGAAATAGCCGGTGCTGCCGACCCAGGAAGTTCGCCTGACATCTGGGGCTGCTGGATGGGCTGCAGCTGCGGCCCCTCTACGCTTCTCCTCGGGACGGTAGGCATTATCTTCCCCTCCTCATCCCGTAGTACATGGCGTAGTCCCGCAGTGCGCCAGCGGCGAACTGCATCCCTCCGGTGGCGATAGTGGCCTGCTGCGCGAACTGCGACTGGATCCCCAGCATGGAACTCTGGGCCCCGTATCCGTAGGCCTGCATCCTGAGCCCGAAGGCCTCGCGGTAAGCGTTATTGCGGATCGTCAGGATGTCGCCGGCAGCGAGCGCGGCCGTATCGGCCTGGACATCGACTGCTGATCCGGTGCCGATATCGATTCCCTGCGCGGCCATGGCAGCTCGCTGGGATCCGATCAGAAGCCTGGTCTTCTCCCTGGTCTGCTTGATGGTCTTCTCGCTGCGCTTCATCACATCCTCGATAGCGAACTCTGCCATCTCCTTGTTGATCTGCAGCATATGGCGCTTGTAGTCGGTCTCCATTTTCTGCGCCACGATCTGGGTATAGATGCTGCCGACGGATCCGATGAGCTGCATTCCCATGGCCCCAAGTAAGAGCGCACCGCTAGAATCCATGGGCTTAGTTTGGACTGCGGCCGATCTGGGTTGCATGGAGGGAGTCAATGACGAGCTGGCTGGATAGTTGGTGTAGCCAAGATTTAGAGATGGCATATTACCCCCTGATCGGAACCAGGCCGGCCGGCGCTACGGCCAGCACCGAGAGCGGGATTGGGTCCGTCTGCCTGATGAAAACGCGCCCGTTGTTGTTCCAGCGTGGCTCGATGTTGAGGTCCACCACTCCAGTGGCGAGCGCAACCGGATCATCATAGCCTTCCTCATTGCGGATCTTCAGCTCGGTCAGTCCATTAAAATCGGAATCAGAAGCAGGCGGCTGAATGCCGGCCCAGATCCCTCGCGAGGATTCCACGAAGATTGTCATCTTGGAGACGAACTTCTTCTTGTCCACGATCGTCTCCGCTTGAGCGGTATCGATGTCAAGGGTCTCGATCTCAGCCGTGATCGGAAGGCCGGCATGGATCACGGAGTAGGGCTTGTCCAAGGCAACTGATCCATTCGTCACGGTGCGCTCTACATAGGCCTCGTTGTTGGGATTGGCCACGACAAAGCCGTCTCCGAAGATCGAGATCTTCTTGCCCTCGAGATGCCAGAGCCCCCCGATCTCATCCACTGCGCGATCCCAACTCGAGGTGGCAGCAGAACGCAGCTCGACTGGGACCGTCTTGTGGGCCCTGACATCCACTATGGTAGGGCTGGTGTAGGAGATGATCCTGCAGCGAATCTGTTCGCCAGCGGTGGTGATCAACCTGATCTCGTTGCCGATGTCTGCGGCTGAGAATAAGGAGAAGCTGGAGGTCAAAATCAGGTCTTCATCATAGGCCCAGGTCGTGCCGCCACTAAGGGTCATTGTTTTACCGGCATCGGTATTTCTCCCGTCGTAGGAGAGAGCGCTGTCTAGACCGACATAGTTCACGATGTCGATGACTCTGCGTGTCTTCATCCTCTCCACATACCTGACCGACCGACCGTTCACCGTGCGCTGGATCAGAAGATATAGAAAGTCCTCCGACCCCTCCGGAACCGAAACCACCGACTCCACCAGGCCGTCGAAATCGTGACGATGCCATCCCCATACCTGATGCTCCCGCACATAGGTTAACCCCAGCAGCACCCCGTCGTCCCGCACCACCCAGACTATGGAGTGGGGAATCTGCTGGAATGTCCAGTCCTTGATGGTGTAGTTGTCGAAAAGGTGGGCCGCGAATATCGTCAGGTCATTGCCTTTGTAGTTGTCGACCTGATAGTCGAAGCCCAGATCGCGGATGATGGACCCTCGGCTCTGGATGTAGAGGGCCGTATTGCTGATGATGATGGGAGCTACTGATCCGGACCCATTGTAGGAAACCTGCTGCGGGTTCACTTCTCCTGGCCGTAGGATCCCAGCGGCATCTCCCTTGATGGCCCATTCGCCACCAGAGGTAAAGACGACTAGACCGCCGAGGTCGATCATGTGCTTGACGGAATTGACCTGCCTGCCGGCCAGCTCGAAGCTCACCGAATCGTCATCCTGCAGCGGGGTGCTGATGGTGAAATTGGTGAAGCTGCCAGTCCGAGATCCCCAGACCTTCTCTGGGAATTCATCCGTGTTGGCGTACATCTTGCGCTGCTGAAAATAGGTCACCGTCGAAGGATACTTCCCAGGCTCTCCGAAGACATCGCGCTCAGAAGGAGGGGTGTCGGTGTTGTCCTGGGTCAGGCCAGTGTCCCTGTAGAGCGGCCCGCCAGAGACTCCCAGGAATCCGTAGATCCCATCTAACTCGCGATAGATGTTATACTGGGTGGCTCCTGGGACCGATGAGATGTCCAGGGTGATCGGAGTACTCGTCGAAGGAGCCGCAGCACTATCCACCCTAAGATAGGTGCGGGCCGCTGTGCCGCCAGAAGTATATGCCGTGTGGCCGGTCCCATCCTCTCCATCGAGCGTGAAGGTGTCGGCTCCGGTCTTGGTGATGATGAAAATGCGAGCATTCAGCTCGACCATGCCTCCGACGCTCTCTATGTAGACTTCGTCACCAGTCGAATAGCCATGCCCAACCGAAGTGATCTCGACGGGATTGGCCTGGGTCGCTCCCGTGATGATCCTGGTCTTCTCTCGACAGGGCAACGACTCCTCCAGAGATTCCTCTTTCAGGGCCGTGACCCGATACCGGTAGGTGTTAGCACCGGCAGAAAAAGCCGTGACGAAGCTCCCGTGAGGAGGGTTGATGGTGGGCAGGAAGTTGATCACGCTCAAGGTCCAGCTGGTATCCCCTGTCCTCGACAGATTCCTTGGAGCATAGCCAGGATGCACCAGCGTGATCACATCGGCCGACTGGACATATTGGATGTCGAACAGATCGTCTTCCAGGTAGGGACCGGTGATCTCGTAGATCCTCTGGCAGCTGCCACCAGACACATAGGCAGAAAACCCAGTGCTGTCGACGGCAGATCCATCCAGATATTTCAGCGTGAACTCGGTGGCAGAGACATAGACCACCTTGAAGTTGCGGCCGTTCAGCTCGGTCATCCCAGAGATGCCGCTGATGTAAATCTCATCTCCGGTCGAGTATCCGTGGCCTGCGGCCGTGACCTTACAGGGGTTGGCCTGGGTGATAGCGGAGATGGCCTTCGCGGTCTCGATGACCTGGGATCCGTTCTTATGGAAGCGGAAATAGCCATCCCCCATCTCGATCACATAGGTCTGGCTGGCGTTGAATACGAATGGAATCAGACGGACCTTCTTGGTGGAGTCCTTGACCTCCCCCACGAAGCCGGTGCCTGGTCTGCTTGCCACACCACCATGGCGCATGACCAGGAAGTTCCTGCAGCGCCTTAGGCCGGCCGTATACTTGGACTGATCCACGCGCCCATAGACCGATGGGGCGATCTCGCCGCCAGAAAATGATCGCTGGATCCAGGTTCCCATTATGGAATGAATGGTCTCCCATTGCCCTGGCCAGGAGGCAGGAAGTCGCCTTCCCTGGCCCTGATGACTTCTGCATCTGGAGCAGCGTCAGGCACCAGCTCATTGCCGGCCGAAGCTTGGGCTCCGGAGATCTCGTATTGATAGAACCTGGCAGCGCGGTCGCCGAGCTTGAACGGATCCCCTCCGGTCAGCCTGGGGGCCACATAGGCTGCGAGCCTGAAACTCATGGCCAACTGGAAGTCGGCGGGGTAGCGCTGTGGATCCTCCTCGCGGAAGGTGTATTCGACCTTCGCCAGGGCCTCGTCACAGTAGACCAGCTGCCCCTGGTCGTCCCTGCCGAGCTTGAAGCGGATCCTGCTGTCCTGGTTGTCCTGTCTGATCCCAGTCTGGATCCTGCGGATCGTGAGGCAGTCGATCGGGTAGCGGTAGCTGAAGGCCCACTCTGTGGTCTCTGTTGGAGGATCTGCCACGAGCGCCAGGACCGCGAACTTGGTGGCGAATGGCCACGGGAAATCGCGCAGGACCGCATCCCTGGTGGTAGGATAAAAGCGTCGGCAGGCCGTGGCCTCTTGGCTCTTCTCGGTCTCGAGGTTGGCGATCTCCTTGCCTATCCCGAGATGGGACAGGGCGAGGTTGGCGATCTCTGTCTCTGTGGCCATGGCTGGCTCCTAGCGGCCGTTGGCTGGGTGGGCCCGCTTCCTTCCGGATCCCCTGTAGCCATGGGCATAGGCCGCTCTGCCCTGCGCTGCGGCCTTGGCGCGAGCGCCAGACCCGTAGTAGATCTTCCCGTGGCTACCCCACTGGTAGCCGCTGCCTGTCTTGTGAACTGGCATCGGATTGCCCCTAGTAGCGCGGCTTGCGCGGCTTCTTGCGCCTGGCCATATCAGTTGTCCTCCGTGTATACGATCTGCTCTGGGCTCTTCTTTTCCGACATTCCTTCCAGCTCCATGTCCGTGATCTGGAGGGAGACGCTGCGGCGAACACCCTGGCCCTCGGAGGTGTGGCTGCTGACGGCCTTGACCACCACCCTGGCCTCAAGCTCTAGGATGGCCCCGATCTCAGGCAGCTTGCCGATGTTGAGCAGTTTGAGGGCATCCTCATCCAGCTCAATGCGAAGCCCATATGGAAATTCCGACTCCATGGGCATGGCCTCATGCCCACCGAGAACCGTACCACCAGCAGGCTTCCTCATGCTTTTCATCATGGGAACCCCCTAGTTCAGTCTGCCAATGACGACGACGCTGACTCCAGCTCCGGTAGTGACCTTCCAGCCAGGGGTGGTGGCATTCTTCGCCGCCATGCCTACCTCGACCGAGTAGACTCCGATCGGGGTGTTCGCGGCGACCACTGGGATGGCGCTGCCGTTTCCGTCCTTGATGCTGACCGCAGAGGTGGCTGCAGCCGTGACCGTGACCAGCAGCCTGGCGATCACCGTGCCGACCTTGGCGCTGCCTACGGCCTGGTCGGTCTGGCCGGCCGCGACCGTCTCATAGCCTTGCTCGAAATTCATGGGCCCTCCAGTGCTGGCCCTGGGGGAGAGGCCGGCTTAACCGACCTCTCCCCCGAGGGCTTTAGATGACTTCCTGGGTCTTGTCTTTCGACTTGACTTCAGATGTCTTGCTCGGCTTCGGAACGGCCGCAGACTCCGGAGCCTTCTCCATCCAGCTCTTGGTGAAGTGCTTCTCATCAGAGAGGACGAAGACGGTCCCAGGCTTTCTGCGAAGGTTGCCGTAGTACCCGAGCCTCGTAGCGATGACCTTCATGGCCGCTCCTTCACCCCTCCGTTAGGAGATGGTGATGTTGTCCGGATACGCCTTGTACTGATCCACCATGTTCGCGGGCTGGAGTTCAGCCGTGACCGTGATGGTCGGGTTGGTCCCACCGAGGGTGTAGCTCAGTCTCACGAACTGTTCCACATCCAGCTCGGCCGGCACGGGGATCGTATGCTTCGATCCCGCAGTCAGCAGAGCCTTGTCGATGGAGCGGCTCGCCAGAGTCGCCGCCGAGCCGAAGGTGTCGGCATCGTCGGTCAGGAGAGCGAAGGCATAGGTCTCGTTGCCGTCGCTGACCTTCGCCGCGACATCGACCGTGATGAGGACCACCATGGGCTCTCCGGTGAAGAGCTTGCTGGAAGCCGCCTTCAGGTCGATGGTGCTGGTAGACGCTGCCGTGACGGTGAGAGCCTGCGCGTCCGA